ACCGCCGGCGTCGTCAGCCTCAACCACAAGGGGTGCAAAATCGACAGAGCGAAAGTGGACGTCTCCATTGAAGACCCTGTTAAGGCAACCCTAGACCTCATTGGGCAAGACTTGGCTGTCGCCACCGCCAAGATAGGCGCCAGCTACGAAACCGAGCCAACCAGCGCGCCTATGACTGGAAGCGACTGCTCAATAACAAAGGCGGGTGTGGAGGTGACCCGCTTCAGCGACTTCAGCTTCGAGATACTCAACAACCTCAGGCGTCAACCAGTGATAAGATCCGCTAGCGCTAATTTGGTAAAGAGTTTGCCCGAACGCCACGAGACATTGCAGGGCTCGGTTCGCGCCGACTTCGAGTCTAAGGCTGAACTAGACGACCTGCTAGGAGACACCGAGTTCACGCTCGTCTTCAACATAGGCGGAACGAGCTTCTCCTTCGCGGGCTGCAAGTGGAAGTCCAGCAGACTGGCGACCAAGATCGAGGACACTGTGGCTCAGAATCTGGAGTGGGAGGCGAGAGGCTTAACCATAACTTAGAAGGAGTGTGTTGGCGAATCATGAGAACCGAGGTTGTCGAGGTTGACGGGCGATTCGGCGCCGAATACGCTGGAAAATATGTGTTCAAGGAAATAACATGGATGAAACGAAGCCGAATAATCACCAAACACACTCGGTATCACCCTGTGACTGGGCAACTCATCAGCAGCGACTTACCCGCCATACAGGCAGAAACTATCTGGGCGGCGCTGAAAGACCAACCGTCATCCCATCCGATAACGCTGGAGAAACTGCTCGACGAAGAGAACGGAGTTCCCATTGAGGTCGGCGAGCTCTTCGGCAGGGTTGTGAATAAACTCTGTGGCTTGACGCTGGAGGAGGCAAAAAACTCCTGAGGGCGATGAGGCGTGGCAGACCACACCCGAGCCTCACACGGTTTCGGCTCTGCAGAGAGATGGGCTGGACCCCACGGCAGCTCGACCAGCAGCCAGCCAGAGACGTTGAGGCGTTCATTGTCATCTTGAACGAGATGGACCACCAGACCGAGGAGGAAGTAGAGAGAGCCAAGCGAGGCGCTCGCCATGTCGGTTGAGATGGAAGCAGAAATTGAAGGATTAGAGGAGTTTCAGCAGAAGATGGAACGAGCAGACGCATCCCTACGAGAAAGCGTTCAACAGAGACTCACCGAACTAGCAAACTCCATCAAAGAAACCGCTCAACAACTCGCTCCAGCGCGAACGGGCTACCTCCGCTCAACAATCTACGCTCAAATCGAGAACTGGAAGGTGAGGGTTGGAGCCCACGCCCCGTACGCCGCCTACGTGGAACACGGCACGCGTTTCATGCGCGGTCGCAGATTTCTTTCGCAAGCTCTGGAGACGTATCTCCCCCAGCTTGAGAGTGTTATTGGTCTGGCTGTTGGAGAAGCCCTCAAGGAGGCGAACATGTGAGTTTCCATGAAATTAGCATCATGATTCGGGCTGTGAACCGCGCCAGCGGCGAGTTCGGGCGAGTCAGCGCCGACGCTCAGAGCATGGCTGACCGAGTGAGAACAGCTGGCACAGTCATCGCTGGGTTGGGTGCAGCCAGCAGAGCAGTCGTGATTCTGGGGCATCAGTTTGGCTTTCTGTCGGCTGAGCAGGAGAGGTGGCTGGCGAGCATGAGCTACGTGGTCACGGCGCTCGGCGTTTTCACGCGGACCAGTTTGGGCGTGGCTGTGGCTCAGAAAGTCTACGCTGCCGCAACAGCAGTCGCAGCCAAGGTGACCTGGGCTTTCAACTCCGCTCTAGCCATGAAAGTTGCGCTGTTGACTCTCGGTGTCGGCTTGATCGTCGCAGCCGCTGCTTACATGGCTTGGCTCGCCAGTGCCACTCGAGACGCTGCTTCGGCTCAGCAAGAGTACAATGACTCCCTGTCTCGTCAGGGCAGAGTGAGTGGAAGGCGGGGAGAAGAGGCTGAGTACGAGCGCATCGCGAGGCGCGGAGCCTTCCAGTAGTGGGCGCGTGTGGTTGTGAGCGGCGATGAGCAATGATTTTCCACAAAGCCGTTCTGTTCATTCTCTACCCGCTTAGGAAGTGGTACGTCGTGAGCCTGGGCTATCCTCAGTGCAGAGTTGAAATCTTCCGAGGAGTCAGGCACTTCGACGAAGCCTTCGCCTCAGGCTGGACGGTGAACCAGGGAGCGCTAACCACGGACGGAAAAATCGGAACCCTCACAATTGCAGGCACCTACGTCTACGCTTCCATGAAGAAGAGTTGGAGCTTCAACACCTCCACGCACAGATACGCCGTCATCAAGTGCACCGACTTGACGGGCTCCTCTTGGAAGTTTGAGGCTAAGTTGGCTGGCGTAGTGAAGTCTTCCAAAACCTTCTCTGACACCGGAGTGAAAACGGTTGACCTGCAGAACGACGGCGTAGCCACTCCCCCTTACTTGGGCGACATTGACGAGGTAGTCCTAACCGTGAATGGGACTGCTGGCGACGCTGTCAAGTTTGATTACTTGAAGACATGCGAGAAAACCATGCTGACGCCTTCCGATGACTTGGACGTGGCTGAGTTGAACGTGCACTTGGCTGTCACAGAAGAGGTTGGCTCTGTAAACTGCCTCCTCCAAAACTACGAGGCGAAATACACAGACCAAGTCTCAGTCGGCGACCTCGTAGAGTTGGCGCTCTCACGAACGGGCGAAACCTTCACCAAAGTTTTCAAGGGCAGGGTAGACGCCGTGGCGAAGCGAGCCGAAGCCACACCGAGAGGTCAGCAGCACTACCTGCGCCTTCGCGGACGCGACCTAGGAGCCGAACTCTTCAGCCGCCTGGTCACGAAGAAGTATGAGAACAAGGAGGGTTCGGAAATCGTAAAAGACGTGCTGGCAAACTACACGCCTCTTTCAAGCGTCGGTGTTGAGACGACGAACAGCACCTATGCAGAAGAGGAGTATGAGAACAAGCCAGCCTGGGAAATCGTCAAGTACATAGCCGAGACAGCCAAGGACAATGGCAACGTCATAGGCTTCGATTTCAAGTGCGAGGAAGGCGACGTCAAGTTCTTTCCAAAAGGCAAGTACGCCAACCCTGTTGTGTTGGATGGCATCATAACTCTGTGCGAGCACGAGACAGCCATCGAGCGGGTGCGCAACAAAATCGTGGTTTACGGCGAGGCTTCAAAGCCAAATCCGCTTGACAGAGACGCTTGGACCGAGAGCCTGACGCCCACGGACGGCGTGTGGAGCAGCGGGACGGGAACTGGCAGCGTGTCTCTTGACAGCGCTGAGAAGGTGGTTGGCTCCTACTGCATCAGACACTCCACGACAGCGCCTGATTATTACGGGCGAGCCGTCTTCACCCTAAACAGTGGAAAGGAGGTTGACTGCGACCTCTACCCCAGCCTGACCTTTCAGATGAAGGAAGAATCCACCTTCAACGGCGAGGTCACAATCACACTGGAAGACGATGCCGGCATGTGGGTCTTCCAAACCTTCCACATAAGCAACAACAAGAAGTGGCAGCTCCAGACGTTCATGGCTGGGCGGAAGAACAGCGACCAGTGGACCCACAGCGCAGGCAACTCTCAGCCCTTCAACTGGCAAAAGATAAAGAAACTCCTGTTCGACGCCCACTTCGCTGGAACTGGAACGGGCGCCTTCTGGGTTGACAACCTCTTCTTCGGGAAGCGGCGCTGGAGTGCCGCGGTTGAAGACTCCGCCAGCCAGTCGAAGTACGGTGTGCGCGAACTCGCCATAGTAGACGAAACCCTTGTCTCAGACGACGCCTGCGCCAAACTGGCAACGGCTGAACTCGAATTCAGGAAGGACCCAGCCGAGTTCCTGCGCGTGACAGCGCTCGGAGACGCCCGCATAGTTGCAGGCGAGACCATCAGGGTTGTGAGTCCCAACGAGAGCATCGACGCCGACTACCGCATTCAGGCTGTCGACCATTATATAAACGATGAGGGCGAGTTTGAAACCTCTATGACGCTCATAGCCGAGCCTCCACGTCTGGCAGAAATCCTCTCGGAGACCCGCAGGGAGGTCGGCGTCTTGATGAGGGGCACAGCGTACGGCAAGCTGGGAAGATGAGACAATCCATGCCAGTCAAGAGGCACAAGACCTGGGCGAGCTTCCTCCTCCCATCCGACTGGAAGTGGGAGTTCGAGAAGGAGCTTCACCGACTCGACCAGCAGAGAGTCAAGTCGAGAAGAGGATTCCGCATGTCTCTGTCACTATTGTTCACAATAGCGTTGATGGAGGGAATCCAGAGAGTCAGGCAGATGAACATGGAAGACGTGGAGAGATGGTGCAGAGAACACGCAATCTAG